CACCCAAAGTGGTGCGTAATTCGCTGACTGTTGTAAGTGCCATTGCCATTCCTTTCTTAAGACTCTGGGGAGTAGAGGGCTACTACTCCCCAGAGCGACTTAGTGTGGTTCTATTATGTGAAGTTGAACCAGTTTGCGCCAGCTGCCAACTTGGTGGCTAGTGCTCCCTGACCAAATAGTAAAATATCTACTGTTCCGTCAGAGTTAATGTTTGTGCGAAGCTGCTGACGAGCAGATTCGTACCATGTGTAAGCATCTGGATTGATTACAACCATTGAATAATCAGTTGTACCTACTCCGCCTGAGCCCTTCATGTAACGAGATACACGAAGATCAAGACCAGCGACATTTCCGCGCAGTGAAGTAGGTGAAAGTGCTCCACCTGCATTCTGTGGATTCGCAGCAATATAAATTGGGCGACCAGCATCGTTGTATGACATGATGTTAGCCCATTGTTCTGGTGTTACAACCATGTTGCGACCAAATCCAAGTGATGCTGAATAAACAGCAGCAGCTGCACTTGAAACATAACTGAGCAAGCCTGTTGCTGAGTTAGCCTGTGCTGTTGCGTTAAGTGTTCCTACGCCTTGAATAGTAGTTGTTACATATTCTTCAGTATCTTTTGCGTAGGCAAATTCCATTTGGACAAGAAGCTCGTCTAGGAATGTAGGTGATGAATTTGTTAGAAGTTCTAGAGTTGTGATAGCACGACCCTTAAAAGACTTCTTTGTGACTGTGATGTAAGATGCTTCTAGTTGTGAATCTGTAACTGCAGCGTTCTCATCAATCTGATCTACAATTGGAACTTCTGTGACCTTAGGCAATTCAAATGTTTTTCCAAATTCTGGCATTGTTCCAGAAGAAATTGAATCAATAAGTGGACGATCTGCATTTGCCAAGAAGTTTAGAAGTTGTGTGCTTTGTGGTGTTGGGATAAATCCTGCACCTGTTGTCTGATCGTTGTCAGCAGCGCGTAGCCATTGACGAGATTCATCATCACCAAAGAGGTTAGCCTTTAATGTGTTTTCCAAGTAGTTGCGCTTTGTTAGCTCAATTCTTGGATTTGTAAAATAACTTGCTGTAACTGTAGGGCGAGCAGCTTCTACAGCCGCTGCTTCTACTGGTGCTGCTTCGACTGTAGTGTCTTCCACGACTGTCTCGCTTTCTGTTTGTGGGTTTTCTTCAACAGGGATGACTTCCTCTGCTGCGATCTCTAGTATTTCTGAAGACGCAAATGCGGGAACAGTTACTAGAGAAACTTCTTTTAATTTAGCCGATGAGACGACTGTGTATCCATCTTTTGATGGTTGAGATGAAAGGATTTCAGCTCCGATGCTAAGTCCTGTAACGAGCCCTTCCTGAGCCATGATAAGTGCGTCATTACCGCCTGAAGAACGACTCAACTTAAAGGTTGCATAGATACCATCTGCGCGAGTCTCTGAAGCAGTCATTCGACCAATAGGCTTTTTTAGATCGTGCTGTGATAGCAACTTAATCTTTGTTGGGTCTGCAATCTCAATAGAGTTAGCTGCAAAAGTATAAGCACCAAGATTAGTATGGCCGATTTCACCAGTACCAAGAGGCACAATCTTTCCAGAGATTTCTCTGCGTTCTTCTGAGCATTCGATTGATGATGCTTCAATGTATAGAGTTTCCATTAGCTGCCATTCCCGTTAGGTGATAGGTCTTCCATTTGCATTGCTTGTTCTGTTGTAATTAAACCAAGTGCTAACATCTTTTCTAGCACTAGCAATCTTTCCATTGGCTCTGTACGCAAGAATGAGTCGTCTAAACTAAACTTGACATAATGTCCAGCAGTGCTGACATCATCCATGCTGAGCCTAGACTCAATTGCAGAAACATAAGGTTGTAAAGTCAAAGCAACTAATTGTTTTCTTTCTTCAATCACATTGCTATAAGTCATGCTCGTATTCATGGAAGCCGAAACATAATAAGGATCAACGGAACACATTCTGGCGCATTCAGTCGCTAATCCTTGAATTGCATCCTGATAAGCCATGTCCTTAGGACTAAAGCCTGTAGTTTGATAATCAAGAGTTGCAGTTAAGTAAGCAGTGCCATTATTTTGACGGGCGCGTTTCCATGCAGCAAGTAATCCAGTAACTTCATTAGGTGGAAGGTCAGCCCCCGAGTTTTTCAGGAACCCAGTTGCAGATGGCGTTTCCAGAGCTACGCTAGCTGCTTTCTGTGCATCGAGTGCAGCTTTGATAGTAGAACCACCAACAGCAAGAATGCCTTCATCTTTTTGGAAAGTAATAAGAGATCCGATGCCTGACATTGGAAGTGGTACGCCATCTAAATAATACTGTGTCACAAAATTATTTACGGAGTCTGTGTTAAATGTAACGCGGTTATTAGCAACCCATTGCGCGTTAGCCATTCTGTTATCTTCTAAATATGTTTCAGTAATTTGCCAATAACTGACTCCATACATGAGAAGGCTATCTAAAGTAAAATATAGTGTTTCAAATCGTGGCTGGGCTTTAGATGGTTGCTCTACCCATCGTGGTGGAGCGATTACTTCTCCAGTGGATTTCTTGTAATACTCTAAAGGGATACTTGCAATAGTTCCACAGATTAAATCGCGGCATCTTTTAATTGATGGCACTTGCAGAGCTTGGGCGCGAGTGACCATGACTGGGAAGTAATTGCCATATGTCAAGTAAGACTCGGACATAATTTGTGGAGCGTTTTGCGCTTCCAAGATTTGAGGCTTACGCGAGA